TTATTGAAGAATGCCCTTTTACTATTGGCGAAAAATGTCCTGTGTGTGAGTACTCTTCTTCTATCTGGAATACAAATGAAGATAAAGCAAGAATGTACTGGAGAAATAAATCTTATATTGCTAATATTTTAGTTGTGAAAGATCCTGGAAATCCAGATAATGACGGTAAAGTTTTCTTGTTCAAATTTGGAAAGAAGATTTATGACATGATTATGAACAGAATTTCCCCTGAAATAGAGGAAGGCGAAGAAGACGAAAGTATCAATGTTTTTGATTTTGATGAAGGCATAGATTTCAAAATGAAAATGTGCCAAGTTTCTGGCTTTAACAATTATGATAAGAGCTCTTTTGCATTCAAAACTTCAGCTGTAGGTGGAGGCGAAGAGAAATCACAAGAAGCTATTTATAATAATATTTTTGGATTAGATGAATTTGTTGATCCTAAAAATTATAAAACTTATGATCAGTTACTTAAGAAACTTACTGGCTCACAAAGTTCTTCTGCAATGCCAAATATGCAAGAAGAAATTAAAACAGAAGACAAACAAGAAGCAATACCAAAAGAAGTTAACGACAAATTTGATGCTGAAGCTGAAGCAAAAGATGTTGAAACTGACGAGTCTGGTGATATTGATTTTGATGCCTTGTTGGCAGATGAAGATTAAATTATAAGTAACAAATTACTTTAACAGATAGGTATAAAAAAGAAAGGACTGCTAAATATTTTGCAGTCCTTTTTTATTTAAAAATTATTCTGATATGTTTTGTATTCCAGTATCGGAATATTTGATAGTTATCATTCCTTAGATTCCTTTTCTTCCTCATTGATGGATTTCAGCAAATCAGATAAAGTTGATTTCAACAACACCCCTGCATCATCACCTATGGGTTCTCCATCCTGACTTGTTTTATTATAACGTTCTTTCTCAATACTTCTCATTTTTTCATGCAATTCAATTAAAGCTTTTGAAACATCAGTTAGAGCCTTTACAGCACCAGAAGCAGATTCTATAGCTCTTGCAGACGGAACCGTTTTTGCTTCTTTAGTAGCTTCATCTATAATTTCGGAACCACGGACTATTGATTTAATAAGCTTTTCTCTAACGAAATTATAATCTTCTGCCATATCAATAGAAGTTCCTTTAGAATCAACTTTTACTTCATCTAATTGTACTTCTTTTATTTCTTCGTCTGATTCAAAAATATCTTCTGCTTTTTTCATGTTTAATCCTTTTCGTTGTCGCCCTTCCAACCCGCATCAAGCTCATCAAAGAATTTTTTCTTTTGTTCGCCTTTTAAGTCAGCCATTGAGGAAACTTTGAATTTTTTAAGAAGTGCTTTAACAAATGCTTCGTATTCTTTCTTGTCTCCTGTTTCTTCAATCATGTATTCTCTATAAGTTTTCATATTTTTCCTTTATGTTATTGTAGTTTCAATGTCATCATCATCTGGGCCAACCCAGTCATGTGAAATATTTTCCAATTCTGCATCAATATCATTTATGAAGTTCACATCAATATGTTCAATTCTATTTTCGTCCTCGATAACTGGTGGATAAACATAGCCTTTTAATAAACATGATAGTGATGCATTAAATTCTCTTGAGGAATCTTCATCTTGTGTAAGTTCTAAATCATTATCAAGTGCAACAGATTCTAATGTTACCATTACATCTCGCAAATATGATGACGAATGAGGATTTAATTCTTTTACATCTAAAGATAATTCTGGTTTAAACAGATAAAGTACTTGTTCAAGTATTTGCCAATAATCATCTTGATATTTTGTTCGTATTCTAAAATTAAAGTCATATGTATATGGGATTCCTTCGTACATAGTACTCGTAGAGGAAACACTGACTTCATTTAAAGAATTCATTTTTCGTTCTGAATCAAACTGCATACCTTCTATGTAAAAACTCATAGCTGGTAGAACTAACCCTGCAGAAGCAGTATCAGCAGTCTGCTGAAGAACTTGACTTACTTTCCTTTTCGGAGCATATATCAGTGGTACTTTAATATCTTTAGATGCTACTCTTGCAGAAGTATATCGTTTAACATGGATATCAGAAAATATTCTACTTATAGCTATAATATATGTTTTTGTAGTACTATTATAAAAATGAGTCATTTAAATTGCACTCCCTGGAATTAGTGTTAAAGTACGATCTGCACCACCTGTTCTATTATCTACAGAAGTAAAAACAGTCTTTTTACTATTATTAATACTTGCAGCAGTTACATTTGGGGCTTGTTGTTTTTCTTGTACTTTTACTTGCTCAATTTGTTTTGTTTTCGATAGTTCATCTTTTGTATATAATGCAGGTGCTGTTCGTTTTGAATCTTTACTTATACCCAATGTAGCCAAAACTTTATCGTTTGTATCATCAAGCGAATAATTTTTCTCTTGTCGTGCAACTTTTGGTTTTGTTGGCAATGTAAATTCGTCATTAGCACCTTCTACACCAAGTCCTTCTTCTTTCTTACCGATACCGAAAAAACTTTTAATACTATCCGGAATAAAACTCATAACATTATCAAAAGCACCTCTAAGTACATTGAAAATATTTTGTATTCCATTTTCAATCAAATCCATGAAATTGTACTCGTTAAGTACAGATGCAACATTTTCCCAGCCCATGGCTTCAGCACCCCAAGCTAATATTTTTCTGAATAATTCAGCAGGCATTCCAACTAAAATTGAGAAGTATTTTTTTATTGTTTCAACAACACCACCCAAAAAGCCTTTTTCTTTGAAGGTTGCAATAATATCTTTAAAAGGAGCTAATACTGTGTCAATTGCGCCTGGAATACTACTAAAAATAAAGTCCATTCCTTGCTTGAAGAGCTCTGAAAAACTGAAAGAATCTAACCACTTGCCAAGAGTATTATCAATACCAAATGCATTAGCAACAAAACCAGAGACCATGGAAACACCATCTTTGATTAAATCTAAGAAACTTACAAGCATTCCATCAATAAGTCCTACTAAGCCTTGTTTTAAACCTTCAACGAAACCACCTTCTTTAAATCCAGCGATAAATCCTTTTACAAAATCAAAAACACCAAGTACAACTGCTAATAATTGTCCAACTACAGGAATAGCTTTACCAAATTTGAATGCAGCTTTTGTAATTTTACCAATTGGTTTTATAAAATCATCAAATAAACCAAAGAAGGATTTCATGCTCTTGAATGCTTTTCCAGCTGATTTGAAGGGTTTTAGTAATATATCAAATGGCTTGAGTATTTTTTTGAAAATATCTTTAATGAAATCTAATTTTTTAGCAATCCAAGCACCAATTTGTTTAATTCCTGAGAATTTTGAAAAGATCCATTTTACTTGTTTGAATAGGGTTGTAAAAAATCCTGCAATGAAAAATAGTGGAGCCAGAATAGCACCACCAACAGTTCCCAGTAAAGCCATAATTGGTAGTAGAAATCCGCCAAATAAACCACTAGGATCTAAATCCTTCATGTTATCTGCTAAGTTATCTATGCTTCCAGCTATTTTTTCTAGGAATGTTACTTGAGTTTCTTGTAACTCATTTCGTTTATTGTCTTGTTCTTCTTTTTGAAAATCTAATTGTCTTCCTTTAGCAGCTTCAGCATTAGCTTTCCTCATTTCCTCGATCATTGCTGAATCATCAGATTTCTTAAGTTCGTCCAGGATTTTTTGGTTTAATTGTTCAGATTTAAGACCAACAGATTTAGCTAACGAGCCAGGAGTAAAGATCCTCTTATAAAAATCTTCTGCTGATTTTACACTCATCATACCTTGTTCTTGGTTTTGTTTATGGACATCAAGATTTTCTTTTATAGTCTTAGCATAATCTTTAAAAGCTTTTATTTCGTCTTTGTTATCTGCCATTTGTCGCCCGTTGTTTTTCTTCTTGTATTTGTTTCAGTACAATACTCGTGAATATTTCAAGCTCATAAGGAATCATTTGCTCTAATTCTGAATAACTATAATCTGAATACCTTACCAATGAACCAAGATTCTGGTAATAACTCACAAGACTCTTGGACTTGTATAAATTAATGATAAACTGTAACATGTTATATACTTGTTATATCATATGTCTCGTATATATTTATATGTCCACAATGTAAACATTTATATTCAAATTTTATTGAAATGTTAATTAACTCTTCCATTCCTTTTGAAACGATTTCATAATCCATTTTAGTAAAAGAACCAAGAATATTATCAATCAGTTCTTGTTTTTCAAAATCTTTGTAAATCTCTTTTTTAATAACAACCATATCTATTGAACATGCAATTAAGTCAAGTACATTAATACTGTCGCTTTCAAGTAATGCATCAATTTTTGAAGGTACTACTCTTACAGATAAATCTTCATTAATCTTCGCAAGCTTGTTTAGTACTTTCTTGTTTTTTACTACTATAGCATCCTCTAAGTTAGTACTAAATTCTGTTTTCTTTTTGCATTCAGAACATTCTAACATACCTTCAGTAACTTCACCAGTTGATTTCATTCTAATATGTAGTACTATATAGTAAAAATCTACTATATTCAATGTACTTATATCAAAATCTTTTGTAACAATACAATCTTCAAGTAGTCGTTTGAATACTCTAACTGCTTCTCCAGGTTTGTCTGGATCTATACTGGTAAGTAATGATTTTTCTTGTTTCACTACATACGGTCTTATTTCAATTTTTTTCTCTGATACTGGCAATTCAATAATATGAATTGGTAATTCTAATTTTGGTAAACCCATTTTCTCCTCCAATCTTTCAATTAATCTTAAACAAATTTCAAAAAGTTAAAACTTATATTGTATTCCATTATATTAAATCTTGATTCAGATGACAAATCAAATGCTGTTATATTGATTGGATATGCATCAATTATTGTAGTTGTATACAATTCAGAACCATCCCTATTGAATATCTTATATTTTATATCACATGCATAGTCATTTTTGAAGCCAAATTTGCCATCACTGAAAATTAAAGCTCCCCACTCATCAAATACTTTAATAATTTCTGAATCTTTTTTTGTCTCGTTTCCACCATCAACTAAAAATGTTAAAGTTATAGGATCATAATCAATACCAGAAACAAATTTCTCATTATAACCATCGTGCATGAATTGTGCTTCTGTAAATGTTGTTCCTGGAATATTGGCTGCTTTGCAAGCTACTCGTAATATATTAGCATATTTACTTAAAGCAGTTGGAAGGCGTGGAAATGTAACCTCAAATAAATTTGGGTGAACAAAACCACGCTGAAAAGTACTTACAAAATCTGTTAAAGATCCCATAATGTTTTTTAGCTTCCTTTGATCCAATGTGAATAACTGAATGTAACACCGTATTCTAATATAGTATCAGCATTTTCAAAACCTAAGTCCATTGGTTCAATTGTTGAAGGCCAAGCATTTTGTAACTTATATACACCGGCTTCATTTACAGTACCATCAGATTTTAGTTGAGAAATAGTTATTTCTCTAAAATAATCTGTTAGAGCACCTGCTGCCACTGCATCATCATTAGCTACAATACTTGCTTGCCAATCATCTAATGCTGTTCTAATGCCATGATCTTCATCATGTAGAATTGTTGCTGTCCAATCATCAAAAACTGGATCCCCAGCTACTTTAATGATATGACTTAAATATCTTACTTCTATTGGTCCAATTGCTTTTCCTGGTACTTGAGCAGCTTTTGCTACAAATTTAAGTTTTTCATCAAAACCCGCAATCTCTAATTGATATAAATTAGCTCTTGCACCCACGGAAAAATTTTGAATGAATTCATTAACGCTCGCCATATTTTTTTTCCTTTTTTAATAAGCGGTTAGCTGAATGGAGGAGGATTCAGCAACTCATTGAGCTGTCCCGCTTTGTTATTTTACCATTTACTTCTATTTTCTTCCCAAGTTATAAATTGTAAATTATCTATACTTCCTATAACTTCAGGTTTTATATTATTATCATATCCATCTTTAATTGAAATAACATGATCTAATTGGTAAGCTCCTACGACCCCGCTTAAACCGCGTTTTTTATTGTAATTTTCAAGTACAGATAGATCATTTTTGTTAGTATAATAATTAACTAAACAACGGTATTCTTGAAGTTCAGTTTTATTAGGATTCCAATTATGGTGATCTGTACCAGACGGGTGAGGTAATTTTTCACCTTGTTTTGCTGAATGTATTTTACCTTCTGGTGTCTTTAACCATTTTTTAAATGATTCAACACCTCGTCTTAAAGCATCCTGACCTTTATCTGTTTTATAGAATGCTACCATCGTTTTTGATGATTTTTCTCTATAAGCTTTACTTCTTTTAGTATTTATCATCCTTTGTTGTGCATCTTTGAATAAACACTTTTGACATAATTTTGCTCCTTTTGAAACAGCAAATATATTATCATGAGTTCGTTTATATTCTTGTCCACAGTTGATACACTTAAATTTCATTAAATCATCTAATCTAAAATTATACTTCATTTGTTATCTCCTACAAATTATCTTGTTTTTTAAATGTTCTCTGAGGACCTGAGATTTGGTCTTTCGGGAGCTACCCTATCAGAGAACATATTTTATAAGTTATTGAATTTAGTACTGAACCTTACCAATAAACTCGTTGAAATCGACTCCAGTTCTTGTAGCAATAAAGTTTAATGAAATAAATTCCGCTGTGCGGGTTGGTTGGATATAAATATCACAAACCAGTTCGTTTCTATCAATTACATCTGCAGTATTATTTATATCAGAACATTCTACGTGAAACTCATGGATGCCCTGTCTACCTTGAACAGTTCTAAGGAAAGGTTCAATCATACCTTTTAGTTGACCTCTTGTAAAAGCAGTATTTTTCTCAAATAAGAAATACTTGCTTGCTGTACTGATTGCTTTCTCAAGAACAATAAACAATCTTCGTACATCAACTCTATCAAATGCAGAAGGTTTTGTTTGAAGTGTTTTTTGTCCCCAAACAACAGGTCCTTCACTTGGAAAATTAACAACTGGGTTAATCTGTCCTTGATAAAGAATGTCTCGTTGTGCTCTATTTGGATTGAAAGCAAGTTTAACAACATTTTTGATTTGGCCTCTATTTAAACCTGCAGGGGCAAACCAAGCATCTCTATCATAATCTGTTCTTGCATAAATTCCTGCAATATCGCCAGATAGAGGTAACCATCTATAAACATCATTGTATTTGTCGTATTGATATTTCCAATTACCGTAAATTGCACAGTATGAGGAATTTCTTCCAAGAGTTACTTTATAAGCAGTGCAGTTTGTTGTTGCTGTTCCTGGTGCTGTTCCATAAGTAACATCTGAATAAGGAACAGTAAATATACCTACACAATCTTTTCTTGAATCTGCAACATTATCTGCGATGTATTGCTGAATAGTTGTTGTTGCTGTTTCATCAATTACATGAGAGTCAATTATAAGATTTACATCAATCTCTTCTTCGTTTGCAAAATATGAATAACCAGTTGTAATATCACCGCTTATAAGTGCCCCATCTAAGCCACCAAGCAAAGAAGTTGCTTCGATACTATCTACTTCATCTGTATTAGCAGCTTGTTCAAAACCAATAATGTAATCTGAATAATTCTGTAGCCAATTTTCAACATATTGACTGTTACTATTATAATCTTTTGCAGTTGTGTCTGTACAAACCATGTGTTTTTCTAAGATTGTATCATCAGCATCAAGTACTGCAATTCCAATCCAATCTGTTGCAACAGTAGTATTATCTTCCGCCATTGCAGTTGGAGTAAATTCAAATTCACTTAAAAATGTTGTTCCGTCAATGATTTCTGCTGTAGCAAAATCAGTTGCATTTGAAACTGCAACCTGAATATCATTTCCATAAACACCAGGATATTTAGCATGTAGTGCTAATTTATAATCTGCTGATGTCCATGCAGGTGTGTATGAATCTATTGCTTCGTCATTTTGTACAAATATTTCGTTTACAATAGCTATTGTTCCTAATGTAGCATCTGTAATTTCTAATCCTGCATTTCTTGCAAGATCTGCGTCTGTCGCTCTTACTATGTATAATTTATTCCCGTATGCTAAGAAATTTGAACATGTAAACCAACTCTTACATACATCAACATCTGATGTAGGTTCGCCAAACATAGAAATAAGTTCTTTCTGGTTTGTGATTAAAACTGGTGTATTACATGGACCTTGTGCAAATTTTCCAACTGTAGCTGCAATCGAAGTTGCAACTGCTGGAACTATTGTACTCAAATCTATTTCCTTAACGTTTACTGAAGGTGACAACGTGAAACCCATGTCTTTTCTCCTTTATATTAATTTTTCTTGTTTATAACATTTTTCTAACCATGGTGGTTTATGTAATGTCTTTTCTTTGGTATTCTGGTATTATTTATCCTTCATAATAATAACTTTTATCTTCTGTTTCCATATTTTCTGGAAAGAATCCTATTGGAAGCAAATTGTCTTCAATCTCTTTCATTGCTTTTGAATATATATCACTCATAACTTTTTCTTTTTCAAGCCAGTACTCTACAAAACCATCATTAGCCATAAATGCTGAAAATAAAATAAACGGTGTAACTAAATCATCGTGTTTATTTTTCTCGGCAGAGAATGTACCATTTTTCTTTTTTTCAAATTCTGTAAATTGCTTGATAGTACCTAAATCATGTATTATCAATTTATCTGTTTCAATGAATGTTTTTAAATGTCCACAACCTATACGTTTACTTCCTTTGGTCATTCTTAAACCAAACTTTTTGTTATTGAAAAATAAATTATCGTACTCTTGATCAAAATTTAAACAATTTAGGACTGTTTCGCCTATTGAATTATTTTCAACAACAACTAAAGCATTATTATAAGAGGTCCCAATAGTATTTATCACACTGGCAAAAATATTAGTTTTAACCAGATTATCCTCAAAAACTGCAACTTGTTGGTACGGCAATTCTGTTACATCTGTAACTTGAATAGTACTTGAATCCCCACCAACTCCTTCTGCAACATCACAAAATAATACATATTGCCTATCTTTTGTTGGTTTTTGATAAATTATGAATTTGTTATCTAATTGAGTTGCTATAGGATCTGAATATACCATATTCTTTAGTACATTTGTACTAATGAGAGTACTTGAAGAACCAATAAATTCAGCATTGAATTCTTGACGAAACCGTTCTTCGCCAATTTCAGCAATCATTTCATCTTTCCATTTCTTGTTTCTACCCGGCAAATCATTCCAGTTAATTTCAAAGAATGAGTAACCATTTCTACCCTTCACAGCTTCTGTCCAGAATTTATAAAAATGATTCAAGCCCCATGGAGTACTAATCATTATTATCTTAGATTTTTTAGAACTTGATACTGTAGGATAAACTGATTGGATAAAATCTTCAAAAACACCCGAGGAAATAAATGCAAACTCATCGAGCAAAATTATATTGAGCGCCATTCCCCTGATTGATGAGGAACTTGTTGCAGCTGTAACTATTCTGGATCCATTTTCAAATTCAACAGATCCTTTGTTCCATTCCTCTACACCTGGTTTTAACCAACTTGGAAGATTCTCAAACATTATTTTGATTTTGTAGAGAATTTCTCTTGCTGTTTTGTCTTTATTACCAAGAATAGCAGCAGTTTTATTGTCATTAAAAATTATGTAATGGCAAAAATATGCAGAAACTGTAACTGTTTTTCCAACTTGACGTGGTGCTTTGCCTATAATTCGTTTATCATTGTGAAGCATTTTAATAAGTCTTTTCTGGAAAGGATATAACTTAAATTTGACTAATCCTTCATCTAAATTTATAATATGGATGTAATTTTCAATGAAGTAAATTGGATCTTTTTTGCATTTCAAAAGCTCTTTAACTTGCTCTTCTGTATATTCCTCAATAATTCCACGTCGTTTTAAATTTATATTACCCTGATATGCTGTATGTTGCTTCATTTAAAAATTTTCGCCAAAAGGATTGCTTTCTGAGAAATCAAGTACATCTGCATATTCTTGATCTGAATCATCTGCAGTACTTGTAGGTGAACTATAATCCAAAGTACTAAAATCTGTTAGTACTGAATTGATAGAATTATCGGCTGCAAGAAAAATAGCATCAGTTAGAACTAAGGATGTAATTGATTTTGTTATTGCAGCAGTTCCGCCTGACTCGTCTACAATATCAGCACCGGATAGTA